GTGGTTCTCCTTGTAAGCGGCAGGAACATCCCTGCCTATGCCAACCACGTATCACGGCTGGTCAGCTATGCCGCGAGGACGCCCTGCAGGGCGACTGAAGCGTCCAAGTAAAGGACAGCCACGGAAGAAGGAAGGGAACCAGCTATGCACCTCGTCTGCAGGGTGCGGCCTGCTCCTTTACTTGGATGACCGGTTGTGATTCGTAGGATTGGCAAGGACAGGGAGGTTGCTGCTGATTGCAAGGATGGTTCCTATGGCGTGGCAAGGGTAACAAGTCTGTGAGTGAAGGACATTACCGCTAGCTGAGCGGTGTCTGTCCCCTGTTGTATTTGCATTAGTTGTATTTAATGGGTTGACATGGGGTTGACAGATCGGCCACTTTGGGGGGGAACACAGGGGGGGCAACAGTCAGGTTTGAGTATGACAGTAGCTAAGACACTAACTGGTAAACAGATGGCTCTAGTTGATACGCTCGTGTCAGAAGGATGTAGCATCAAAGAGGCAGCTGGTAAGGCTGGATACGCTGAAGGAGAAAGCGGCAGAGTCACAGCCAGCAAGGCTTTGAAGCTGCCTCATGTGCAGCAGTATATGATGCAAGCGGTAACTGAAAGCTTGGGTGTTAATGCTACTTATGCTGCCAGCAAGTTGCTGAGACTAGCATCTGGCGCTAAGTCAGAGTACGTTCAGCTAGAAGCAAGCAAGGACATACTAGATCGTGCTGGGTTTAAGCCTGTAGATAAATCTATGCACTTGCATGCTGGGGAAATTAAGGTGAGCATAGACCTGACATAAGGGGGGTGCCCCCAAAAGTGTGGCTATGCCAGTGTGACGTGGTCCCACACAGACATTATAGGCAAAAAAGGCTCGATCATGTGTACAGGCGGAGATCCCGGCGGGGGAACATCAGAAAATTTAAATCCACCGAGGGTTCGTCTGGCTCCTGCTAGGGAAGTTAGTGGTCTTGCATCTGCCAAGCAGCGTGAGGTTGGTGTGAGTTACAAGCCTTCTGGTGGCATAAGTCCGGGTGCTGTTCGTGCAATCACTGGCAGTTATTCTAAAAGCAGCCCTCTTAGTGACGTAGCTGTTGGTAACATTGCTGGGCGTTCTGACATTACCAAGGAGCAGCTTGGTGATTTACAGACTAGGGCGACTGTAGGCACTAGGGGTTTAGGCAAGGCTGGCGCTGTTGGCGGTATATTGAACACTATTGGCACTGCTTCTGCTGCTCGTTTGATGGATAAGTTGAAGAGTGACACGCCGACTATTGGCAAGCTGGGTGACAAGCCTAGCTATAGTGTGAAGCCTGTAACGACCAAGACTGGTTCTATTGTTGGCGTTACTGAGCCGGGTACTTTTGGTGGCCGGGTTTATTCTGGGCGTCCTGACATGAATCCTATGGCTTCCAAGAAACAAGAGGATGACACTCCTGCTCCTGCTCCTAAGCCCAAGGTTGAGGAGCCTGTTGTTGATGTTGAGCAGATGGGTAGTGACCGCAGGGCTACAACAAAGAACAGGCGTGGCGGTGGTCGCAGGACTTCTTTTGGCACAAGGGCTAGTCTGATTAATCTTAGAAATGTTGGGCCATGAGCAAGACTCCGGCATGGCAGCGCAAGGAAGGACAGAATCCTCAAGGTGGCCTCAACGCTGCCGGACGCGCATCATACAAGCGGGAAACCGGCGGCACACTCAAAGCCCCAGTAAAGGGCAAGGCGAAGACACCACAGAGCAAAAGGCGGCAGGGCAGCTTCTTGGTAAGGATGGGCAGCGCCAAGGGTCCGCTGATGAAGGATGGGAAGAAGACACGATTGAAGCTTTCACTAGAGGCATGGGGGCATCGTGGTGACAAGGCTAGTGCTGTACGCAAGGGTCGTTCTTTGTTAGCCTCTTACCAGAAGTCTAAGGAAAGGGCTAAGGCATGAAACGTGCAATTAAGACGCCTAAAAAAAATAAAAGTTTGATTAAGGCTAGTGGTGCTGGCGATATACTTTTGCAGTATGGGCCTGTTGCTAAGGACATATTAACTGCTATTGGGGACTATGGACCACCAGCAGCAGCCGCTGGCAGTGCTGCTATGCTTGCTGGCATTAGACGAAAACTTAAAAAAATCGATGAAAAATATGGTGGAGGAAAGTAATGCCTAACGTAATGGGAAAGAAATATGCCTACACTGCTGCGGGAAAGAAGAAAGCCAAGAAGGCTGCTCGTTCTTTGCTGACTGCTGCACAGAAGAAGTTGCCGCAGGATTTGCAGGATAAGATTGCTAAGAGCAAGATGCGCAGTGCCTAAGTATCAGTTCAGAGACGGCACTCCGTATGATGGGCCGTATTTTATTATGCAGGACGGTAGGGTTCTGTCTGGTGCAACTTACACACGCGACTCAAAGCGTCTAGTGGAGATGGAAGATGGCGGTCAACGAAGCGGGGAATTACACGAAGCCAGCGTTGAGGAAGCGCCTATTCAACCGCGTAAAGCGCGAGGGAAAGGGCGGAAGCCCCGGTCAGTGGTCAGCAAGAAAAGCGCAGCGTCTGGCTCTCTTGTATAAAAAGGCTGGCGGTGGATACACTAGCTGATGGCAATGGCAGATTCACAGAAATCCCTAAGAGCATGGACGCGACAGAAATGGCGCACCAAGTCAGGGAAGCCTAGCACTCAGGGCAGCAAGGCTACTGGTGAGCGGTATCTCCCTGCTGCCGCCATCTCTGCCCTGAGTGACGAAGAGTATCGGCGCACCAGCCGGAAGAAACGCGCTGCCGTAAGGCAAGGCAAGCAGTTCTCAAAGCAGCCAAAAAATATTGCCAAGAAAACCGCGAGGTACAGATAATGAAAATTAAGCCCAAGGCCCCAACCAAAAAAACATTACTTAAACAAACCGGCTCTTCTAACACATATACAAGCCGCAAGCCATCAAGAGACACTGGGCTTAATTCAGAAGAGACTGACTATTTAAATCGTATGCTTAAAAAGTTTGGTGATCTTGACGAAGCTCTTGACGCTGTGAAAGCTAAATACGGTCATACTGGTCGTTTTTAAGATGAGTTTTCTGCACACACTTAAACCAGAAGAGCGAGAGATCCTGCGCAGGGTGGTGAAGAAAGTCCACCTTGTTCACCACCCGAAAGAATTTGTTACTGACCGCGAGGCCGACAAGGTTATTGCGGCTATTGGTCCAGAGGTGGTTGATCGGATGATTAAGTTCGGCAAGGATCAGAAGGTTGACCAACTTTAGCTACAAGCCTGACGGCAACACCCTCAAAGCATTTATGAAAGACAATACGTTCTTTCGTGGCATCAGGGGGCCGGTAGGCTCTGGCAAGTCGGTTGCTTGTTGCGTTGAGGTCTTTCGCCGTGCGCTAGAGCAGAAGCCAAACAAGGATGGTGTTCGGCGCAGTCGATGGGCAATCATCCGAAACACCAACCCACAGCTTAGAACAACGACAATCAAGACTTGGCTTGACTGGTTCCCAGAGGATCAATGGGGCAAGTTTATGTGGTCGGTGCCATACACACACAACATCAGGCAAGCTGATCTGGAACTTGAGGTTATCTTCTTGGCCCTTGATCGCCCCGAAGATGTAAAGAAGCTGCTGTCTTTGGAACTTACTGGCATCTGGATTAACGAGGCCAGAGAAGTGCCAAAGTCTATTATTGATGCGTGTACTATGCGTGTGGGTCGTTTCCCTTCTATGCGTGAAGGTGGGCCGTCATGGTCAGGTGTGATTGCTGATACTAATGCACCAGAGGAAGATCACTGGTGGCCGATTATGTCTGGCGAGGTGCCTGTTCCTGACCACATTCCTCACGAGCAAGCGCGTATGCTGGTCAAGCCAGACAACTGGAGTTTCTATGTACAGCCATCTGGTATGCGTGAGCAGACAGATAAGAACGGCAATGTATTAGAATATACGTCACATACTAAGGCTGAGAACGCCAAGAACATGCTTGAGAGTTATTACTCGAACCTTATTCGAGGCAAAACTAAAAGCTGGATTGATGTGTATGTAATGAACCGTCTTGGCACTATCCAAGAGGGTAAGCCTGTTTATCCAATGTTTAATGTCGAGACACACATTGCTACTGAAGAAATACCTATTGCTGCTGGTATTCCGTTGTACATTGGCATCGACTTTGGTTTGACACCCGCTGCTGTGTTTGGACAGAAGGTACGCGGTAGGTGGCTAATCCAAGCTGAGATTGTGGCAATTGATATGGGCATTGTGCGCTTTGCTGAGATGTTGCGCCAAGAGATTGCTACTCGTTTTGGCGATCTTGATGTGCATATTTTTGGAGATCCGGCTGGTGACTTCCGTGCGCAAACCGATGAAAGCACACCGTTCCAAATCTTACGCGGTGCTGGCCTACGCGCACAGCCTACACACAGCAACTCAGTAGATCTGCGTCTTGAGTCAGTATCTAGTAATCTGAATAAGATGGTTGATGGTAAGCCAGCGTTCTTGATTGATCGTCGCTGTCCTACGCTCATCAAGGGATTTGAGGGTGGATATAGCTATAAGCGACTGCAAGTATCTGGTGAAAGGTTTGATGACAAGCCTGAGAAAAATATGTATTCGCACATACATGATGCTCTGCAATATCTAATGTTGGGTGCCGGTGAGGGGCGTCAGCTTATCTCTGGTCAGAAGCCAGCAAGAGCATTTAATGCCAAGAAAGAGTTTGATGTCTTTGCTAGAAAGCCAAAGCAACAAAAACGCAGTGGCTTGTGGGCAAGGATGTAAGATGATACAGGTTAGTAAAGGAGACTGACATGTGCATTGGTGGCGGCTATAGAGGCCCAGCAGTAGATCCAGAAGCAGAAGCTGAGCAGGAGCGTAGAAAAGAAGCTGCGCTTTCTGAGAAGCGTGAGCGTAAGCAAGAGGCTCTTGCTGAATCTGTAGAGGCTACAAGCAGGGGTTCTGGTCGTCGGTCTTTAATTACTGGCTCTGGCGGTGGCATGGGCTATTTCAATGAGTATAACAGATGATTGTAAATACTGACGCCGGACAAGCCACATACAGCAACGATAAACTTGCTGGCATGTACATGAAGAAATACGAAAAGGCAAAGTCTCTACGAGAGAACTTTGTCGATTTGTTTGAAGAGTGTTACGAGTATGCGCTGCCACAGAGGGAGTCGTTTTACTATGAATCAGTTGGTCAACGTCGAGATGATAAAATCTTTGATGAAACAGCCGTTGTCGGTGTTCAAGAGTTTGCATCACGCTTGCAGCAGGGTTTGGTTCCGAACTTTGCACGATGGGCAGACTTTCGTGCGGGATCTGAAGTCCCGTCTGAAACACGCGAAAGCGTTGATAATGAACTTGATGAAGTAACTGAATACGTCTTTGAGGTGATTCAGAACAGCAACTTTGGTCAGGAAGTGCATGAGTCATTCCTTGATCTGGCAGTTGGTACTGGTGTGTTGTCTGTATCTGAGGGCGATGCAATCAATCCAATTGTTTTCTCTGCTGTACCACTTCCGCATGTAGTGCTGGATACTGGACCTGATGATCGCATCGATCATGTGTATCGTGAGCGTCAGGTACGCGCATCTGATGTGCCGTTGATGTACAAGCAAGCTAAGATTGGCAGCAAGCTACAGAACAAAATTAAGAACGCACCTGATGACAAGGTGAAGATTCTTGAGGTTGTGTGTAAGGATTACACAGTAAAGAACGATGAAGCCTATCTGTTTTACGCTATTGATTGCACAAACAAGGAAATAGTCAGAGAGGAGAAGTATCGTGGTGTGGGGTCAAATCCTTTTATTTGCTTCCGCTGGTCGAAGTGCAGCGGGGAAGTCTATGGACGCGGGCCTCTCATCAATGCGCTTAGCGCTATTAAGACTACTAATCTTACGATTGAGCTTATACTTGAGAATGCGCAAATGGCTATCTCAGGTATTTACCAAATGGAAGACGACGGAGTAGTAAACCCTGATACGATTAGTCTTGTGCCGGGTACTGTTATTCCAAAGGCTGCTGGCTCTCGTGGCCTTGAGCCTATTCGTGCAGCCGGTTCATTTGACGTAGCCAATCTTGTTCTGTCTGATATGAGGCTTAATATCAAACGAGCCTTGTACAATGACATGCTTGGTAATCCTGATCGAACCCCAGCTTCTGCAACAGAAGTTGCAGAGCGTATGGCCGACCTGTCGCGTCGTATTGGTTCTGCTTTTGGGCGACTCCAAGCAGAGTTGGTACAACCTGTTCTTCAGCGTGTAGTTTACATCTTGAAGAAGCAGGGGCGTATTGAACTGCCAACAATTAATGGCAGGGAAGTAAAGGTTCGCTCTGTATCGCCACTTGCACAGGCACAGGCAAACCAAGACATTACATCTGTGGCGCGTTGGCTTGAGTTAGTTCAAGCAACCTTTGGCCCACAAGTTGTGCAGATACTTATTGATTCAGAAGAAACAGCAGCATACCTCGGTAAGAAGTTTGGTGTGCCAGATTCATTGATCCGCGACCTTGAGGAACGCAGACAGCTTGTGGCCTTGGCACAACAGTATGCACAGACTCAACAGGGAGCAATGGGTGGCGCAGAACAAATACCTCAGCCTTGACGGCTATCAACGTGGTCGTCCAGATGATGAGAAGATAAGCATCAACATAGCTGCCTTGTTCAAAGATGAACTTGGCAAAGATGTGTTGAAGTATCTTAGATCAATCACAATAGAAGCAGTTAATGGCGCAGCAGTAACTGATGCGGAGTTGCGTCATATGGAGGGGCAGCGGTACATCGTGGGCCTAATAGAGTCGCGCATCCGGCATGGTCAAAAGGTGAAATCAAATGAATGAAGTAGAAGCAACAGCAGAAGACTCTGGCATTGTAACCGAGGGTGGCAATCCATTGATGGAGCCAGAAACGGCACCCGATCCGCTTGCTGCGCTGCCTGAGAAGTTTAAGTCTATCGATGATCTAGTTGAGTCCTACTCTAATCTTGAGAGCAAGATTGGTGCTAAGGAAGAAACATTCCGCGATCAGTTTATGAAAGAGATGGAAGAGCAAGCCTATGCAAATAGGCCAGCCGATGTTGGTGACTATGTTCTTCCTGATAGCATTGATGATGAAACAGCAACAGACAATGATTTGTTGCAGTGGTGGGCAAAGACTGCATTTGAAAATGGCTACAGTCAGGATGAGTTTGCTGAAGGCATTGAGATGTATGCACAGGCAATGAATGCTGATGTGCCTGACTATGATGCAGAGGTTGCAAAGCTAGGCGACAATGCTAGTGCAAGGACTGAAGCAGCTAGTTTGTTTGCCAATCAGTTCTTCCCAGATGAAATGCTTGGTGCTGTAGAGCGTATGTGTGAGACGGCAGAAGGCATTATGGTTCTTGAGCATGTCATGGAAGCTATGCGTGAGGGTGGTCCATCAAACGGAGCGATTGAGGTTTCACGTGAAACAGAAGCTGATCTGCGCCAGAAGATGCTTGATCCACGTTATCACGATCCTGCGCGTAGAGATCCAACCTTTGTGAAAGAGGTTGATGATGGCTTCAAGCGTATATTCTCAAATGGCTAATGAGGTCATACGAGTTGGTAGGCTCTCGTTAATCAAAAGCCTACCCGAACATGCAGAGCGTGTTGCTGACAACATGCGCAAGGCTGATGTAAGGGAATGCTATATACACAACCTTACTCCACTTGAGGCTTTGACTGAGCCATTTGTTATTGATGGGGCAGTAACCTACACACTTAGGCTTGATGAAACGCCCATTGGTATGTGTGGGAATGTGCCAATAGATGATGTCCACGCTAGAATCTGGCTACTTGGCACTAATGGAATCAACTACAACTTTCGTCCGTTCTTGCGGGGCTGTCGCGCAACGATTGATTTGTTGCAGGGTAGCTTTGCAAGCGTTGAAAACTATGTGCCAGTGGATCATCACGACACAATTATGTGGTTAAGTTGGTGCGGGTTTACCTTCGATGAAACTATGTATGAAATAAACAGTCACACCTTTATGCGATTTGAGCGTTGCGCTGTAGATAAAAATGATGGTATTGGTGAATTAAGTCGGCCTGTAATGCACTGAGCGACCCGCAAGGACAATCGCGTTGAGGATGCCAAACAGATAACCGTCAATGTGTAAACAACCTTTGAGGACTGTAAAATGGCGAACACTATTGATGTCGCATTCATTAAGCAGTTTGAGTCTGAGGTACACATGGCTTATCAGCGTATGGGTTCCAAACTGCGGAACACTGTGCGTATGGCAAACAATGTGACTGGCTCGACTGTTCGATTCCAAAAGATTGGTACTGGCACTGCTTCTACCAAATCACGCAACGGCAACGTAACCGCAATGGAACTGGCGCATACGCAAGTAGAAGCCACCATGGCTGACTTCTATGCTGCTGAGTACATTGACAAGCTGGATGAACTCAAGATCAACATCAACGAGCGTCAGGCTGTAGCGCAATCTGCTGCTGCCGCACTTGGGCGTAAGACTGATGACATCTTGTACACAGCAATGGACGCTGGCGCTAACTCAACTCAGATCCACGACGCATCATCTGCTCTTGAAAAAGCTGATCTGCTGTCACTGTTTGAGACATTTGGCACAGCAAACATTCCAGAAGACGGTCAGCGTTATCTGGCAATGCACCCGAAGGGTTATGCTGATCTGTTCAACATTACTGAGTTTGCATCGTCAGACTTTGTTGGTGAGCAGAATCTTCCGTTTGCTGGTGGCATGACAATGAAAGAGTTTCTTGGTTTCAAGATCTTCTCAACGTCAGCGATCACTGCTGGTAAGAACATGGCGTATCACACTTCATCTATTGGTCTGGGTATCAACGCTGATGTCACGACTGAGATCAACTATGTCGCAGAAAAAGTATCACACCTTGCAACCTCGATGATGTCGATGGGTGCAACTGTTATCGATGATAACGGTGTGTACGAAGTTCTGGACAACAACTAGGAGGGTTAGGAAATGGCTTTTGCTTCAAGCGGACTAACTCGTGTTGGTGGTGATTCAAACGGTAGCTTGTGGATGTACACATCTGCCGATGCGATTGCCACGGTAAATACCGCAGGGTATTTTAACAGTGCAGCAAACATGCTTGATGTTCGGGACTTGATTATCGTTCGTGATACCAATGTGCCAACAACAAACTTTTGTACTGTTTTGTCAAACACTGGTTCAGTTGTCGATGTGTCTGATGGCACTGCGGTAGCTGAGACAGATGGCGACTAAAAAGGAGAGGGGGGTGAAAGCCCCCCTCACTACTCATGGCAGTTAGCAGCACCGCAGCAAACTCAGCAGTTGATATCTGTGCAAGGGCATTGATCCTTATTGGCGCAGAACCAATTACGTCATTTGACGACGGCACCACAGAGGCTCTTGTCTCTGTAAACATGTATGAGGATGTGGCTAGAGCATCTCTAGTAAACGCACGTTGGCGGTTTTCTACTAATCAGGATGTGCTAAACAGACTGACTGATGCTCCAACTGGTAGATATGATAATGCTTATCAGCAGCCAGATGGCACGTTAATGATTCATGCTATTACTGTAAATGATAACCCGATTGAGTATCAGATTTACGGTGATAAGATTTATGGCAACACATCAACAAATGATGTTTTGATTGCAGATTACACATACAGGGCAAACGAACAAGATTGGCCCTCGTACTTTACGATTGCTGTTGAGTATGGGCTGGCAACATTGTTCGCCACATCTATTGCAAGAGATCCAAGTCTTGCGGCTTTAATGCAAGACGCTTCAACAAAAGCGATGGCAAAGGCTCGTAGTTTGGATGCACAGCAGCAGACCACGCGCAAGCTGGTAACGTCGAGGTTTATTACTGACAGGCGAAGTTAATGCAAAGAGTCCGCGTACCGATAAGTAACTTTCAGTATGGTGAGATCAGCCCTTCTCTTGTTTCCAGAACTGACACTCCGCTTTACAACAACTCAGCAAAGAAGATTGAAAACTTCTTTCTGCGTAACGAAGGTGGTTTGCTCAAACGGTTTGGCACCAAGCGCTTATATGAGTTTGACACTACGGTAGACTCCTCCGCTACCCAGCAACTCAGGCTGGTGCCATTCATATTTTCTGATGATGAGCGTTACATCATTAGTCTTGAAAGCGCAAAGATCCGCATATTCCAGATCAATCCTACGACTGGCGCTGTTTCTTTGATTCAAACGCTTACTCAAGATGTTGATAGTAATGCTATTCCTTTTACTAATGCCAAGCTGCCAGAACTAACATACGCACAAGCTGGCGATGTTATGTTTATTGCGCATCAAACATTTATGGTGCGCAAGTTAGTGCGCACTAGCCTTACAACATTCCAGCTTGAGTTGATGACATTCAATCAAAGTGCAGATGGTTTTAGAATAAATCAGCCATACTATTCTTTTCAGCCAATAGGCATGACTCTTGATCCCTCTGCTTCTAGTGGGAATAGCATTACAGTCACAACAAGTGCTAACTACTTTGACATAACCGGCAGTCAATCAGGTGGTAACTATCCTAACTCAAAGCATGTCGGGTCAGTCTTGCGCTACCACAACAACGAGATAACAATCACATCTGTTCAATCTGCAACACAGGCAACAGGCAATGTGCAGGACGAGTTGCTTGTGCATCTTGATAGAGACGCCATTGAAACAACAGATGGCAGCACAAGCATACACATAACTTTTGTTAATCATGGCTTGGCTGTAAATGATTCAATAACAATATCTGCTGCTGGTGCAGTTGGCGGCATATCAGCAAACAACATAAATGGCACTCGTACAGTAACTGAGGTTATTAACGAGAATGAGTTTGTTGTTGTTGCTGGCGCTTCTTCTAATGATTCTACAATAGGTGGTGGCTCTCCAAAGATTGTCACACATGCTGCGGCTACAGAGTGGGGTGAGCAATCATACAGTGAACTGCGCGGCTATCCCGGTGCAGTTACCTTCCACGAGAACAGACTATGGTTGGGCGGCACAATAGCCCAGCCTGATGGTATATGGGCAAGCAAGTCTGCTGATTACTTTAACTTTGATGTTGGTGATGCGGAAGATGATGATGCGCTTGACCTGACGGCTTCTATTGGTGAGATCAATACTATACGCCATCTGGTGTCTAATCGTGACTTGCAGATCTTTACCAGCACATCGGAAATGTATGTGCCGTCATTTACTGAAAAGCCAATCACACCAACCAATGCACAGGTGCGCAGACAAACATCTTACGGTGCAAACTTTGTGCGTCCTGACTCGTTTGATGGTGCCACGATCTATGTGCAGAAGACCGGCTCTGTTGTCAGAGAGTATATCTATTCTGACTCAGAAGCAGCGTATGTATCTACTGGCATCTCTGTGCTGTCACCGCATTTGATTACTGGTCCGGTGCAAATGTCTATTTTGCGTGGTGCTATTAACCGCCCAGAGTCGTATGCCTTTGTTCTGAACAATGATGGTACGCTTGCTGTGTTTACATCGAACAGGGCAGAGCAACGCGCTGGGTGGACACAGTGGACTACAACAGGCAAGTTCCATTCTGTATGCACAGTAGATGATCGTGTGTTCTGTATTGGCACCTATGACACAGGCGCTGGCACATCTAAGCATGTTCTAATGGAGTTTGATTCTTCACTGAACATGGACTTCTCCAATGACTTTACCGGCTCTGCTGGTGTGTTCGATGTCTCTAGCCACTTTGCAAATGGTGCAAAGGTCAAGGTTGTTAGCGGCAATGATTACTTGGGTGAGTTTACAGTGGCTGGTGGCAATGTAGATGTATCTGCTGTGCAAGAGATAACAGCAGCAGAGATTGGCTTTGGCTTTAATGTTGAGGCTGAGACGCTGCCTATTGATGCACAGATTGGTGGTGGCCCACTTACAGGTGAGCCTCGCTCTGTAAACAGGGTTGTGGTTGATTTGTTGAATACTTTGTCTGTATCAGTGAATGAGAAGAGGCTTGTTATTCGCACTGTCACTGATGATTTTAGTCAGGCGCGTGTGCCTGTTACTGGCAAGAAAGAGTTTCGTTTGCTTGGGTATAGTAAAGATCCAACAGTTAAAATTACACAAACTGCGCCAGTGTCACTGCAAGTGAATGGCATTGTTGCGGAGGTATCGTTCTAATGCCAATACCATTTATGGCAATACAAACTATAGGAACTACCCTTAGTGTTTTTTCGGCTATTCAATCTGGAAGGGCTAAAAAGTCTGAGGCTGAGTTTAATAGAAAGCAGCTTGAGTTTAAGGCCAAGATGCAAAAGGTTGAGGCTGCGGAAAAAGCTAATCTTCGCTTGCGCGACTTTGATTCTGCCCAAGCATCGAACCGTGCCTTTGCTGCATTTATTGGCAGAGATCCCGGCGATAGATCTATGAAGGCATTCATGGATAGACAGAAGGAGATTGCCTATCAAGACGCAGAGGCTCTTGAGTCTGGTGCTTTGATTGAAGCCTCACAGACTAGGCGTATGGCTGCTATGGAGGGTGAGCGAGGACGCAATGCTATTGTTGAGTCTTACTTTAATGCTGGCAGCGCAATCACTACTGGCCTGTATCGGTATCATGTTTACAAAACGGATGAGACATAATGGCTGTAATTAAACAAAGGCGTCAGTTTCTTCCGCAAAGCATTGGTGTAGTACGCGCTAACACTGGCGCTGCTGAGGTTGCTCGTAGTGTTGGCGGTCTTGCTAACGCAATGATCGAAACATCATTTGATGAGTTAAAAAAACAAGCTCGTGATCGCGGGCAAGAGCTGGCAGAAACCGCTGATCTTCGTGCTATTGATCCTAAGACTGGCAGGATTGAAGCGCTTACTGTCCCTGTTGATCTTGGACGCGCTGCTGCTGACTCGTATGAAGAACTCATTGAAAGACGATATGTAAGCCAGACTGAACAAGACTTCAAAACAAAAGCTGCTGAACTTGCTGTTGAGTTTGAGTTTGACCCTGATGGAGTTGCTAAATTTGACAGCCAGTTTAGTGAGTTTATTGAAGAAACAGCAGCTAATGCTTCGCCAAAATTTGCTACAGCTTTTAAGAACTTTGGTGCAGCCCTTCTGTCTTCTAATAAACTTAGCCTACAGCAAAACAGAAATAGAATTGAAAGACGCTCTTTAGCATCAGACGCGGCTGTATATATTGACCAACAAGTCTCAGATTATACAGACATGATTTCACTGCCTACTTATGCACCGGGATCTCCGGCAGCAGAAGATGCTGAGATACTACGCGACATTGCTATAATGGAGTTTGAAAAGGCTCAAAAACTTTTCCCAGATCTAATTACACCGGCTCAAGTAGAAACAGCTAAAGCTAACTTTGATCGCGCAACAGATGTTGCTATTGGCAATCGAATTATTAACAAGATCGAACTGTCCAGCGACATGGACTATGCAACCGTTAACAACGTGCTGCGTGTCATTACATCTGGCGGTGCAGACCCTGAAAGTTTGCCAGAGGAACTTCAAGCAGATGTATCTGAAATTCTTATGTCGCCAACATTTAATGATAATCGTGACACAATCATACAGGACTTAAGGCAGTTCGGTGCTTTGAAGTCTAATGAAGCTACTATCGCTCGTGCGCAAAAAAGTGACGCAGATGCAGCGGAGGCAGAAGCCCAACAAAATGCTAAAATTGAAAACAGATTTGATCTTATGCCAAAGCGTAAGGACGCTGTTACTAAGATTACTGATGCCCTTGGTAATGATGACTTTGTTACTGCTGGTAAAATTTTTAATAAATACTCACAAGATGCGATTGCATCAATAAAAGGTGTAGAAGATGAAGGCGCAATAAACGCAGTAAATGGCAATATTGCCTATGTTCGTGATTTCATGCTGGATCAGATTAGAAACAAAGCTAACAAAACAGCAGCAGATTCTAATGAACTAGTCGTATTTTCAAACTATGTTATGAGCAATGGCAAGGATGCTAATAAGCCAGAAGGCGACATGCTTGTGCTAGCAGATAACTTTATTGAGTTGTCTCGCGGCTTTAATGTGCAAGAAAAGCTAAATGGCATTGCAGCAGATGCAAAGTCTCGTGCATCTAATGAAGCAATAACAAGAGAGCAACAAGCTAATTTAGATCATGTTGATGCCATGAGTAACAGTATGGCAGATAATAAAAGTGTCAGAACAAAAAAGTTGGCAGATGATCTTGTACGCCCACCGGGGACATCTACTGACTGGTATTTTCAAGAAGGCTTTGAAACTCGCGCAGAGTGGGGAACAAAGTTAATGATGCAATTTAATGGAGCATTGCCAAATTACCTTATCAGTGGTGTTAAGGGTGCTATTAATGGCAGCTTTGATACTGAGACAGATAAACTTGTTCAATTTGCCCAGTATTATGCTCAGTTTAGTCAGAAACCCAGTGCCTTTGGCCCACCTATAAATCTTTGGAGAGACCATTTAAGTGCAAGTGAAATTGGCTTGATTGAGGGTGCGCTTACTATTGCTGGGTTTGAAGGCATTGGTGATTTTCCAACGACTCTTGCTACTTTACGCGCATCATGGCCTGATGATAATGCAGACAATCAAAAGAAATTTAATGATAAAATGCGAAGCTTGTTTGGTGATAGCGCAACATTAAACGATTTAACATCAGAATACTCTGTAACAGAAACCTTTGGTTTTACTAGGGATATACCAAACCCTAACATTGCTAATGAAATTGAGCCGCTTGTTAAGTGGGCCATACTGTCAAACAATGACGGAGATGGCGTTACAAACATGGTAAAGCGTTACATCGATCAACATTATGCTGAAACAAGCGGGATTATTATTGATCCTGTTTATGGCTCTATAAATAGATCTAAGTTTGCGTTTTCAAAAACCTTTCATGAAAAAACACCACAAGCTATTGCCGCCTTAAATAGTCTTATTCAGAGAAAGGTTCAGTTGAGCGGTGCAGAAGATGATCCGCGTAATGATTATTATTTTGGAATGAGCATTGATGATGATCGTTTACGCGAAAGTATGATTGTTGGTGGGCGTCCATTTCCTGAAGGTTATAAGTCTCCTCAAGAACGTCGAATGGATGATTTAGAAGCTATTATAGCTGGAGAGATGGATCCATCTGAGTCAGTTCCTCTTGGCGAAGGTATGGGCATAAGAGCCTACCTAGTTCCACAGCCTTTGGCTCCTGTCGGTGGAGAAGAGAGTGTTGATACTGTGTATCAAATGTACAAAATTAATGAACGCACTGGTCAGATGACCCCTGCTTTTGTTTACAAAAAAGATAAAGACGGTAATGCCTTTGCAGAAATGGTAACTATACGTATGTCAGAGGTTTATTCTGAGATGGGCATGGCACAGACAGGATATGTTTATCCATGAAGATTGTTCTAGATCCGTTTGCTCATAATGATGTCCTTTACTCTGGTGTGCAGACACAACTTGCTGCGGATGATCCAACATTTTTTGATGTGGTCGAAGCATCTGTAGGCTATACCTACGATCCAATTATTGAAGCCATCAACAATAGGATTAAATATGACGGCCTAGAGGACATCAACTACCGTCCCTTAGATAACATTGATGGCTACGAGGCATACCGTGATGACCTTATGGATGCTAAGAACGCCGAGCATATGGCTGATCTTAAACGCGCTATTGATGAGAACCTTGCAAGGCGCGACGTACTGGCTAAAGCAACTTTTGGTCAGCACTTTTTTGCTGGCCTTGCTGATCCTGTCAATCTTGTTGCACTTCCTTTTGGTGGGCCTACCGTGGGTATGGCTCGTTCTTTTTTAAGGACAGGTGGATCTGTTGCTGGATTAACTGCATTACAAGAAGCTGGTCGAGCAACTTTTGATCCTGTTGGCACAAAAACAGAAGTTGCGATTAATGTCGGCTCTGCTTTTGTTATTGGCGGTTTACTTGGCAGTGCAATATCTATTCCTGCGTCTCGTCGCGCTGCCGCATTTGAGGCTACTGAAAAGTCGCTAGGCGAACACGCTGCTGTTCTTCGTGCGCAACCTGATGTAAACAAGAATCTTCCGTCACCGACTACTGAGCGTCCCTTGTCTCAGGTAGAAAACTATGAACTTGATGCCGTTACTGGCACCGCTCCACGAGTTATTCAACAGTTACAAGAAACAGCAGATGAGGCTGTAAGGCTCGTAGATGAGCGTAGAGCGGCATTTGATCGTGCAACTACCCCAGATGACATGACAAGGACCAAGGCTGCTCTAGACGAGGCTGAGGAGTCTGCAAGCAATGTTCAAGCAGAACTCAATGCGCGTAAGAACGAATATAATATGTTCCAGCGCGAGGCAGATCTGCGTAAGGCTGACCAAGCTGCCATTGATTCTATGGACAATCCTTATGGACTGCCAAAGAATCTGTGGACTGACAGCATATTTTATAAGTTTGTAAGCACACCTATGAAGCGAGTGCTGCAAGACACCGGGATTACTGATAACGCTAAGAAGATTATTCTTGGAATTGCTGGTGATAGCGGCATCTTGCTTAACATGCACCGTGGTGGATTGCGTCTTGGCCCATCTGTTTATCAGAAGGCGGCTATGCGTGATGGCGAGTGGGTGCAAGTCTACGATGGGCTGCGGAATATCTATGGTTCTGAGTTTGGCAAAGGCAAGCAAACATTTCTTGATTACGATGCCAGCAACAATTTGATTGGTAAGGCTGCTGAAAAGGTATTTCAAAAGTCTAAAGACCAACCTCAAAACATGTCGTTCCAGCAATACATTACAGAGGTTAATAAAAAACGTATGCGCGGTGAAGCA